GCCCGTGCCTGCACCTTCGGTTGTGTTATAGATCAACGCACCGCGCAGTGATGGTAGCCGACGTAAACGTCAAGTCAGCAAAGTCTGTAAACGCTGTCGTACCAGAAGAGGTGGGATCGATGCGAGTAAGCTCACCGCCACCTGCAGCNTAGGAACCAGANTCGCCTACTTCATCAGTAGCCGTGTAATCTGTGGTNGCTGCGGTAAACGAAGCATTGTTGTCGTACAGGGCGAGNTTAAAAGTGTCGCCGCCGCTGAGTGAAAAGTTATGCCCGCCTTCAAGAAGTTCTTTCTTGAATGACGTGCACATGAAGTTACCGGTGAAAGCCATGTCAAAGTCTCCTTATAAGATCGGCCAGTTCGGGGTGCCCAGAGTCATTAAGGGCATTATACACAGTTGTGCGGTCGCTGCGAATAGATTGTTTAAGGTACTCTTCGACGACCTTTGCGATCTGCTTTTGAAAAGCATGCGCCTGCGCTCTAAGCGTGGGGTGGGCCGAATCAGAAACGGAGACGATCCGTTCTGCGGCCTGCTCTGCGAGCTCTTCGGGCGAAAACCCTCGATTACTCGTTGTGCGTACACCGACAAGTGGAATGTCTTTGGGTACGTCTAAAAAACCAACCGTCATTGCTTTGGCCTCAACACCTTACCACGCCGGTATTCATCTGTCACTTCCTTAGCCTCACCCAAGAGCTTGAGCCCTGCGATAGACTCTTGGAGACGAGATGAATACATCTGCATAACATCTTGCTCACCTTTAAGGAAAATGTTCGCTTCAAGCAATGCGCCGTATAGTAAAGCCATTTCCCCGTTGATGCTCAACCAAGTCGTACCGTCGTCACCTAGCGTGGTAATGCTGGCTGGGCGGTAGAAGTAATGCAGCTCGGCTGTGTAGTCAGCGTCTGGTGTGGGGGCCAGTACAATGTTGTCCAGGTCAAACTGAGAGAAGTACACCGGTGCACCCGTTGTGGTTGGGTCAGGGTTGTACTCCTGCACAAAGCTTGGGTCCTTGAACAAAAGGAAAAACTTGTCGCCATCTGTTCCCGTCAGCGACAAAGAAAAGGGCGCAAGAAAGTCTGTAGGAAGAGTAACGTATTGTCCGTTTGCGAATACACTTGCTGTAGCGTTCTTGCGGAACAAAGAAAGCTGAACCTGCTTTAGGATACGCTCTTCCGCCATGCGAATAAACAACGGGAGGTTGTTGACGAAAGTGGTTTCGTCGTAATCACTATAATCTTGAATGGCCTGTTTGAGTTGACCGTATGTAAAGCTCATGTTGTCACCACCGTAACTTGTCCTGTTTTACCTATCATACGAACATTCACAAGGCTAGGCGCCTCTACTGTTGGCACATCAACATAAACCTGCAAGGCTTCTGGCTGATCAGGGCGGGGGTTTTTAGAGCCTGCGGATCTGGACCAGGCCGCGGCGGATAGAGCTGGGGGTGCTTTGGCTCGTACTCATCAGGGCCAACAAGAGCACCAGTCCATTCTTTGCGCATCTCACGCAAACGATACCGGAAACCCGAGCGGTCTGATATTCCAAAGGCGTTTTTGTCTGAAGCAAACGACATGGCTTAGACCCTCAAGTAGCGGATACTAGGAGTCAACATCAAAGGAACCTTGTCCTCGTCCTCATTAGCCGCCCGCTGGAACTCTTCTTCATAGATCGACTTCATCATCTGAACACGATCCGGCGCCCGCTTGATAGCTAAATAATATGCAAGGCCTGCGACCATGCAAGGGTAGAACCGGAAAGGAACGGCTGTGGTGTTCGTAAGACTGTCTACATCCTCGATGCGCTGCACATAGTAGTAGACCAGCTGATCCGTGCTGTTCTCTGGAGTTTGCCAGAGAGTAATCTGAGGGGCAATTTGCCGGTCAAAGTAAAACTGCGAGGGCCGGCCCTGGTCTGTCTTGTTCGGGAATTCAAGATAATCGCCACGGCTAATCCTGGACATCTCGTAGTCAGTGCCACTGCGACGAAGCACCATGTCCAAAAGGTCAACAACATCTTCAGCAAGAGTGTACTGTGAAGTACCTTGTGTAACCGTTGTAGTTCCAGTTGCCACTGTCCAAAGGTTTAACCCGCGGTTTGCCCACTCGGCGAACATCAAGTTCATCGAGCGGCGAGCCGTCTTAGCGTCGTAACCCGTCCGCATCTCAAGACCGATGCGCTCATACGCCTCTTCTATCGCTTCCGCGACGTCGAGGTTGAAGTCTCTTGAACCAGATGTTGTCATTTTATCAACTTACGTTATCGTTGGATTCTGGTTTGTCTTTACCATGACGCACCCACCGTTTGCGTAGCCTTTGACCATGCCGCCGTCTTTATAGCCGGTTTTAATCATGCCACCTTTTTTCTTCTCAATTACACCGCGACCAATCAAGACATCTTTCTTAGTCACTTTGCCGTCTCCACTTAGATCCTTCATAGCATACTCCTCTCAGTTATCAAAACACCTTCACCAGGCCACCGTTTTTCGCTTTCCAGCTGATCCGCTTAGAAGACTTCTTCTTTTTCGCAGCAGATGTACACTGTGCCATCGTTGGACGACAAGCAGGATACCCCTTACGCTTCTCGCCCTTCTGACGACCGCAAGGCTTGCCGGTCTTACAATCGACCCAGCCCTTCCCGTCGTTCTGCGAGAACCATTTGCGTAAAGAGTTTTCCTTAGCCATTAAAACGTCCTCGTACTCTTGCGGCGGTTTTCTTCAACACAGCCACAACCAGAAGCAATCATCCCGCCACCCTTGTAGCGATTACGAGCAGGCCGCTTAGGGTTGTCAACTGCAGTAATCAAACCACCTTCAGCTTTCTTTTGCTTAGAAGATTCGCCCCAGTTTGCCGCTCCGACCTTGCGGCACTTCGACAGTGCTCCGCTTGCGTAGGCGCTCGGCCACACTTTGTACCGAGCCTTCACCTTGTGATAACAAGCGTCCTTCTTTGTTTTTTCGGCCATTAGACTTTTTCTCCGGCGGCTTAGTTACCTGAAACGACATGTTAGTGCGGTTCATATTACTGACCCACGTTATCTTTAAACGACATCCACACAGCACCTGCTATGAACAACAGCAGACCACCAGTGGCAAGCCTGACAGTAGTCTGCCATACCGCCTTGCGGGTGTCACGCCATGCAGACAAAAGACTGCGCAGCTCGTCCAAATCCTTGGGAGCCGAGTCGTCGTGCAAACCAAGCTCTTCAAGCGCGGCCCTCGCTCCTCGCTTCGCGGAGCGGTTCAGCATGTCTTCAAGCTCCTCGGCGGTTATTTGCACAGTGCTCATCTCAATCACCACATCTTGCAGGACCAGTATCTGGCCTTTAGCTTATCGAGGGTCCCCTTGTCACAGCCGTGACGTGCGCGGAAAGACTTCCGGCGCTCAGGGTTCGACTTCTTGATCGTCATGTTGGCATCGCCAAAACGAACGATCTTTTCTTTCCCGTCCTTACAAGCCTTCACAACAAACTTCTTGCCGCCAGATTTCTGCCGGCGGGGCTTGTTGCAAGCCATCTTATCCTTGTCGATCTTCGCCATCACAAGCTCCCCTGCTCTTTGATCACGATGCCCTGAAACACAGAAGAAATAGCGTTAGCTTGGTTCTTACTGCATACGGCTCGAACTTCTACGTCTGTTTTTTCTGGGATGCGTAACGGCTGTGCGAATGGAAAAATTAATTCACTGTTGATCACGTCTACCTTTACACCAGTACGGAAAACCCCGCCAACCGCGCGAGTGAGAAACCTTATCGTCATAAAGGCTCCTGAGTTATCGGTGCCATGAGTAACGATGCCGTCATATATATAAAGACTGTGGCCTGCTGGGACGGTATAAACGGCCATTAATGTTTGGTTCTCGCCCAGTGTGATTTGAGCGTATGTAACACCAGTGTTCGTAACCGTAATGTTCCCCGTCGGGGCTTGAGACCCATCTACAAATGCTCGAAACACTCTGAGGAACAGGCCGTTTGTTAGAGCCGTTCCTGCAGAGTTTAAAGTCACTGTTTCGGAGAGGATGTTGTAGTCAGAGTCCAAACCCTGAACAAACACCTGTACGTCTTCGTCAGTAGAACCCCCCGCAGACGTTACGGTCATCGGCACTGCAGACGTTGGGTACGAGTATATGCCGCCAACGTCCCAGATAGTCTCTTCAACATTGATAATACTAGGGTTGTAGCCGTACTTAAAAAGCGCAGAGTGTCCAGGGATTTGACCCCTGGACACCTGAAGCTCAAAGGGCTCAGATGTTCCGACCTGTGATATGGACCGGATATCGTACGCCATAACGTACGCTTATGCGTGGAAAGCGGTGATGTTTGTGAAAACAGTCGTGCCCGCCGTGTACGGCAGATAGCAACCATTCTCAAACAACACGCCTTCGTCAGGGATTGTAACGTCACGCTCCGCGGTTGCAGATGCAACCGTTCCGAGCTTTAACTTCTCTGTTCCTGTCGCGCTTCCATTCGTAAATGTAACAACGCCTGCAGTTGCCGAGTTCACAATAAACGCACCCTTCAAACGAGCACGTTCCGCAAAGATTACGTCAAAAGCATCGTTCGTCATACCAACTATGATAGCACCGTCGGTGTCATCGTCCACAGAAACTGTGGTCACAGTGCGGAAGTACAAAGTTCCAGTAACCGTTGCGGTGTCTGGGCCTGTGATGGTTTCCGTCTGTGCATTGCCGTTCACATCAGTGCCCGTGACCGTAAACGTACGGCCATCGTCAGCTCCAGCTGAAGCAATTGTGATGAGGCGAGCGGCGGTAAACGTCGCCACGCCACCGGAGGTCTGAGCCCC